AGCCGAAAAGATAACCGCGCTTAATCGGGTTCGTGGATCTTCGTGGAAATTGCTCTACGGAGATGAGGCCGCGACCTGGAATGAGCAAGTATTCAACATGGTGAAGTCACGCCTTGATAAGCCCTATTCCCGCGCCTACCTGACCAATAACCCGGATAATCCCGCTCACTGGTTCTATCGCTTCATTCACTCGGATGCCGACATTTATTTGCAAGAGTACACAATTGACGATAACCCATACCTGGATCCCGGCTTCGTTGCCAACCTCAAAAAAGAATACTACGGCACGGTCTACTATGACCGCTACATTCTGGGGAGATGGGTACGCGCGGAGGGCGGATGCTTTCCGTCATTCCATCACAACAAAAGCCGCGACGAGATCGGCAACGTGCTTTACGATTATCCCGAGAATATCCGCCGCATAACCTTCGGCATCGACTTCGGCGGGAATAAATCGGCGACGGCCTTCGTCTGTACTGGATGGTTTCTAAAAGATCGCAAGCCCTGCATTGTGGCGCTCGACCACAAGCGGATCAGGCACGACGGGGGCAAGATCGGGCCGCGAGAACTGGAGCGCATGTGGTTCGATTTTCAGAAAAACTGTCGCGAACGCTGGCCTGCAGATCGGGCCTTTGCAGATAGCGCCGAGCAGGTGCTTATCAAGGGACTAAACCAGATCCCGCAATCGATCCATGTCGAGAATGCGATGAAACGGCCCATCATGGAGCGCATCCGAGCGGCCAATATGCTCTATGCGCAAGGTCGAGGGTTCGTCATGGCGACCTGCCCCGGGCTCATTGACGCCATAGAGAATGCTGTCTATGACGATTCCAAGGATGTTGACGAGCGGCTAGACGATGGGTCAAGTGACATTGACTCCCTAGACGCTAATGAATATTCATGGGAGCGGGATATATCGCAATTGCTTGAAGGAGTGAACGCTTGACGCCTAGACGATACTGCGCTATAGTATCCATGTTAGGCAATCGGCAGCTTGCTTGACAACGTTCCCGTACAGGGGCGATAGTTTAAGAGCATCGGTTGAACCTAGGGCGTCTGTACGCGCCCGTACCCTGCCGGGAGGTTCAATCGGTGCTTTTTTATTTTAGGAGATATTGGCATGAATGAACTTATCAGGATCGAAGAAAAAAATGGGATTCAGTCGGTAAATGCACGGGAGTTATACTATAGCCTTGGCGTCGGCAGGGATTTCCCGACGTGGATACAAGAACGCATAGGGAAATATGGATTTGTCGAAGGCCAAGACTTTTCCCCGGAAATGGGGGAAAGCACCGGAGGTCGCCCGAGTATAGAATATCGCCTTTCCGTCAATATGGCCAAAGAAATTGCCATGGTTGAGAATAACGACAAGGGTCGCGAGATACGTCAATATCTTATCAAGGTCGAGCAAGCGTGGAATCTTCCGGAAATGGTTATGGCGAGAGCGCTCCAGCTTGCCGACAAAACCGTGAAATCGTTGCAATCAAAGATTCAAGCCGATGCTCCTAAGATCGAAAGCTTTGAATCTCTCCAGCGCTCCGAGCGCTCAATGTCAATCACGGCGGCGGCCAAGCATTTTGGTATCCATCCCAAGACCGAGGTTTTTCCTTATCTCCGCGAGCGCGGATACTTGACGTCAAAAGATCTGCCAACCCAAGCTGCGCTTGACGCTGGCTATCTTGCCACGCGCGAGGCCGAGGGGGCTGATGGGGTATTTCGCCCCGTCGCTTGCGTCTTGGCTTGCCAGCTTGAAACGTGGCGCACGCGGATAATCCCCCAGATCGCCGCATGGAAGGCGGAAGAGTGATTTACATCATCGGCCCCATATCCGGTCGCAAGCATGGCAATGTCCGCGCCTTCATGCGGGCCTATCGCAAGATGAAAGCGGAGCATCCCGAGGAGCTGGTATTTACCCCGCAGATGCTCTATACGCCCAAGGGCGACGCCCTCAAATGTCCGGCTCTTCGTTGGTGCGAGGCTATGGCCGAGTGTCTGCCAGTTGCGCGGGAAGCTGATATGATATATGCTTTGCATGATTGGCAAGAATCGCCAGGCGCTAGGATCGAGATGCGCGAGAGAAAACCGGGGGCGATTGTGGAGGTGGAAGAATGACGCTTGAAACTATCGGATCTGCTAGTCTATATCTCGGCGATTGCATGGAATATATGGCCACTTTACCCGAAAAGGCATTCGATCTCGCGATAGTTGACCCGCCGTATGGGATTGGGGATAGGCTTTCGGACGGTGGCGGAAAACTAAAAAACACTCCGATGGCTGCTTTGTATAGGGAATCAAGCAAATGGGATACGGCGCCGACAAAAGAATATTTCGATGAATTATTTCGAGTATCAAGGAATCAAATAATATGGGGCGGAAACTATTTCAATCTGCCTCCTTCCCGTTGTATGATTTGTTGGGACAAGGCGCAAGAGATGCCGACCCTATCCGCGTGGGAACTCGGGTGGACGAGCTTTGATAAGCCGTCAAAAATATACAGACAGTCATCAACTGATATAAATAGATTTCATCCCACCCAAAAACCCGTCGCCCTCTACAAATGGCTCCTCTCCCGCTATGCGAAACCCGGCGACCGCATCCTCGACACTCACGGCGGTAGCGGTTCAAGCGTGATAGCCTGTCTCGACATGGGCTTCCCAATTGTTTGGATTGAAAAAGACAAGGATTATTACAAGTCCGCGCTTGATAGAATACGGACTTTCAACGCGCAGGGGAAGCTGTTTGAGGAACCGAAAAAAGAAACTGTGCCGATAGATATGTTCTAGGAGGTGGCAAATTGTTAAGACTTTGGTCAAAGGTAATCGCCTTTCTTGCCAAGATATTCGGCGTCGGGACGATACCTCCCGAGGTGGCCAACTCGGATACGCTCATCACGAGCTATTGGGACATTTACGCGGCAAAGGCCCCATGGATTCCCTATAGCTTCGTGACCGCCGACGGCATCCACCGCAAACGCAATCGCCTCACGCTCAACCCGGCAAAGATCGTTTGCGCCGAGCTCGCGGGCCTTGTCCTATCCGAGCCCCCGGCCGTCGACGCGGGAGACCTTGTGGCACAGGTGATCCAGGATGAAAAGTTCTTCGGGAATCTTCGTCGCTATACCGAATATCAGGCGGCGCTCGGAGGACAGGCGATCAAGGCGCGGGTCGAGGACGGCAATATTAAGCTGGACTTTGTGACTGCGCTCAATGTCATCCCCATCGCGTCGGATAACCGTGCTGTCACCGAGGCGAGCTTCATTGATCGGCGCACCAACGGCAAGGACTCGTTCGTCCGCGTTGAGACCTATCGCAGGATTCCCGGCGGGTACAGAGTTACCTCGCAGGCTTTCGATGAAAAGACGCAACTCGAAGTTCCGATGGATACGCTCTGGCCTGGCATCCTTCCGTCTGTTGACATTGCCATTGACGAGGCCCCTTTTGTCTACATTGCCAACCCCGAGGCGAACAATATTGACCCTGAATCTCCACTCGGCATTTCGATCTTCGCCAATGCCACCGACACGCTCCAAGGGCTCGACATCGCCTATGACTCGATGAAGACCGAGATCATCATGGGCAAGCAGCGCGTGGCCCTCCCCGGCATCGTGATGAGGAAATATCTCGATCAGGACTCGGGCACCTACAAGCTGGGCTTCGATCCCAGCGATGAGGCCTATATCCGCCTTGAGTCCGATGACGCCGATAACCTCAAGCCGACCGACCTTTCCGGGCAGCTCAGGATGGAACAGTGGCGGCAGGCGATACAGATTTACCTCGAAATGCTCGCCATGCAGACCGGCTTTGACGCGGGCTATTTCAGCTTCGACGGAAAGAGCATGAAAACCGCGACCGAGGTCATCAGCGAGAACTCGCATACCTACAAAACGGTATCGGCATATCGCGACGTCCTCAACGATGGCCTCATGCACCTTTTCCGCGTCATCAACAAGCTGGGCAAGCTCTACGGCATTGACGGGGCCGACTCTGGCGTACCCATGATTACTTGGGATGACGGCATCATCGAGGATCGCAACACGCGGACAAAATATCACGAGGACCTCTACGCGGCGGGCCTTGAGGATCGCATCACGGCGATCAAGGCTATCCATGGACTCGACGATGCCAAGGCACAATCGATGGCCGAGGCGATCAAGGCAGACAAGGCGGTAGTGACCGACCTATTCGGAATAGGAGGCTGATATGGCTTGCGGCACGAAGAAGGGCGGAAAGAAAAAGGGCGGCAGGGTAAAATAATCATTGACATCGTTGCTATGGCATAGTATAAATAAAGGGCAGGCGTGGTGTACGGTGCAGACCCGGGCGAGCCGGGACAGAGCCAAGGCAAAGTACAAGCTGAGGCCGATGCGTGCCATCGGAGCGCGGAGAGAAGGTTCAATTCCTTCCGCCTGCATTGTGTCGGTAGCTCAGTGGTAGAGAGGGGCGCTGTGGACGCCTCTGCCGCGGATTCGATTTCCGCCCGACACCATAGCCTTGGCAGGGCTAGAAGCCCATCGACGGAAACGCCGGGCATGTCTCGCTGGCCGAGAACGGCCACTCCTGCCCCTGGCGGTTTCTGTGCACGGAGGCCGTAACTGGACACCCTAAAAAGGTAGATGGTTCGAATCCATCCAGGGGAGTATTTTTTAGCATGGGGGTGCTAGATGAACATGATCCACGAAAAGGGCTTCAAGGGGGAGCGCGACCGAGCCAAGTGCGCCGAGAATTATTCAGGATTGTGCGCCTATTTCCACGTCAAGCGCCTTCCCGATTCCGAGATTGCGCGGCTGTCAAATCAGCAGTTCTACAAGCTCTGCGAGGACATTTTCAATCGCCAGTCGAAGCGGGCCAAGCGGCGCTATGCGGAAAAGACCTACGGCAAATATGCCCCACAGTACCGCCGCCATCCTCTCGCGTTCAAATGGTTTTACTTCGACCTTATGCGGCTCAAGGGCGGATTCTTGACGGCGTTCACGTCGCCCTTCCGCTATGTACGCTTCCGCTGGAACATGGCGCATCCGAAGGCGGAGAAGCCGGAGGTGAAGAAATGAGCGACGCGATAGCCATTATTCTGATTATCGCTCTGTCCGCGGATACGTTGGCAAACATCGCTCGCATGATCGGTGTCATCGCGGCCATGAGACAGCAAGAGCGATTATTTAAGGCCGACCATTCTGAAAAAGAAAAGATGGCGCAGGAAATAATCGAGGCTATGAAGGAGGCGAAGGAATGAAGCGGAAGAAAATGGTCGAGCAGATAGTTTCAGAAATGATAGCAATGGGGGCCGGGCCAATTTCTCGCCCCATAGATGAAATGGAGGCCAGGGTATCCGAGATAATCGATGGTGCCACTCGCCAGCCAGCGCAGATCATGGGTCGCGTCATCGGATATATTATCGCGGCGTCGCTTCTCGCCCTCGCCTCTGGCGGGCTTGTTTGGGCCGTCAAAATGGCGGTAA